CTACAACGACTACTACCGCAACGAGGCGGCGTGCCCGTCTATTCTCATTACCGGCGGCTCTAATTTCCCGGTGGCGAAGAAGGAAAAGCAGAACGCCCGCCGCGACACCTTGGCGCGTGAGTACGCGGACATCCAGGGTTTGCTGCGGAAGATCGAGAGCGTGGGCATGGGCGGTATCAGCGCGGACGACCCGAACGCCATTGAGAAGCTGGAGGAGAAACTGGCAAGGCTGGAGAGGTCGCAGCAGACAATGAAGGACATTAACGCCTACTACCGCAAGCACGGCACCCTGGACGGCTGCACGCTGGCCTCTGAGGAGGTAATCAGGAAGATCAAGGCCGACATGAAGTCGTCCTGGCGGTTCTCGGACAAGCCCTTCGAGTCGTACACCCTGAGCAACCAGAATGCGGAGATCAGGCGTCTGCGTGGCCGTATCGAGGAGCTGCGCAAGCAGAAGACAGAACCGCCTCCGGCAGGCTGGGATTTTGACGGCGGCGAGGTGGTCGTGAGTACATCTGCGAACCGGCTCCAGATCATCTTCTACGACAAGCCGGACGACGATTTGCGGCAGGAGCTCAAACAGAACGGTTTTCACTGGGCTCCGTCTGTCGGTGTGTGGCAGCGGCAGCTCACAAAGAACGCCCTGTATGCGGCCAAGCGAATCGAGGCCCTGGCGCCTGTGGAGAAGTGATTCCCTCTGCCAAAATAATACCAGAAAGAGAGGGACAGCAGCATGGCGATCATGGTAACAAAAAAGCCTCCCGCGTATCTGCGGGAGGCAAGAGTAAAGGCTGGATATGTCAGCCGTGGCACGGCATCTATCGCGGTCCCGTACTCGCCGGAAACCATCGGGCGGCATGAGCGCGGGGAAGTTGATCTGACCCCGGCGGACGCAGTGGTCTACGCCGAGAGCTACAAGAGCCCGGACATCCTGCTTCGCTACTGCGCGACGTGCCCTGTGGGTTGCAAGATGGGCTGGACGGCGGCGGACATTCCGCTTCCCCACGCAACGCTGCGCATCCGGTGTCTGATCGTGGATGCGCAGGCCGTGGCCGACCGGCTGGAAGAGATCGCCTTCGACGGCGTGATCGACGAGTCGGAGCGCAGGGACTTCGAGGAGGCATTGCGGTTCCTGCGGCAGCTTGAAGCGAGCATCAACGACATCATCCTCATAGGCCTGGGAAAAAGAGAAGGCACCTCTCGCCAAATGCCTGAACGAGAAGTGCCCGATAACTAACCGATGTCATATTATCACGCCCAGGCTCTTTTGTCAAGAGAAAGGAGCAAATATGAACTACGAGAGCGTACTCCAACTCAACAAATACCCGACAGATCAGTATAACGTCCTGGTGCCGGTCACTACGATGCAGGCGGCGTCCAACCTCCAGCGCATCGTCGTTTCCGAGGTGCAGCTGGACACTAGGCAGGACAACACGAACCGCGGGCCCAGCAAGGACATCTATTTTGAAAAGTCCAGCGGCGCGTTTGCGATCACGAAGGTGGGCGGCATGAAACTGGCGGCTGCCGCGAATATCAGCATCGTGGACACGACCCC